ATTGAGGTACAAAGTGTGGAACCTTTCACCGGCTTTGAACGGGTATCCAATAAACTTGCCCTTACTGGCAACTCTTCCAACCCTCTGCATAAACGGGTTTTTCCGCAATGTTTCAGGAAGGACATTGCCTACTGAGTTAAAGATGTTTCCGAGAAAGACCTCTTCTCTTCCAGACAAAGGACCGTCAATGTCGGAAATGTGGATATCCGTTTTCTGGGTCAGATACGTGTAGTTAGCATCTTGGGTAATAGCGTCCATCTGCTTGCGGTAGTTTCCAGCCGAAAACATACCAGTCAAAGAGTTTCCTAGATTTCGATAAAACAGAGTGTCAGGGCTTTTATACCAAGCTTTAAGGTCTCCCTTAGCGAGCGCAGTTAAAGACCTTCTTGTTGTAACTGGCTTAACAGCCCCACCAATAAGCAGCCCGCCCTGATTCCAAATCGCCCCTAAGTCCACAGACAACAGAAGGGTTCTGGGAAGGTTGAACATCTGGGTAAAGAGGTCTTGCAGTATTTGCCGTTTAGTTTTAGGGGTAATAGACCTTGCTTTGGTTTGCAGCCCTAGTGCTTCCCAAACGAACTGAACTTCATGCGGAGCTAATACTTCACCTACCTCAAGAGCTTTGGTTCCTGCGATACCTTTTAATCTTGGAGCTGCCGCTGCTATCTCAAGCTCATCTATAGACCCTACATACGGAGTTTCTACTCCTATAAGTTTCTTTATGGCATCTGAATACCCATCCCTATCAAAAGCCCTTATTACCTTGGCTTGACCTTCACTTGCAGGTATGTCCTTTAACCGTTCAAAGCCAGTATTTAAAAGTGCTTGAACTTCTAGCGGATGAAGCTTCAATGGCTTGAATCCACTAGGTTTAGCAGATTTTGTAAATTTTAGACCTAGCTTCTTCTGTTTCTCAAGCTGAGCAAATGTAATTTTGCCAGCAGCATAATTGTCTTCTGCCTGTTTTATCATTGCCGTGCCTCTAGTTCGGGCTTCTGCAATATCTACATCTCTTTGCTTCCTAAAGGTTTTGTACTCTTCACCGTCAATTATTTCTTGAATTCTGGGGACAAGCCTGTCAGCAATAAAGGCATTACCCTCTAGGGTAATGGTTCCATCACTATTCCGATAAATACCTGTTGTATCAGTAAGAACAAAATCAACTTCAGCTTTGTTTACCGGGTTGCTAATGTTCTCCCCGAAATATTTAGGGTAGTCAAGCTGGGAAGGAGTTAAGTTTGCAGCAATCTTTCTAGGAGTGCCGTGCCACGACTGTATAACTAAGCCCTGCTCGGTCTTCCTTTGCATATCCAGAATTTCATCAAACGATGCTCTGGCAGGACCCTCTACTGCTCTGGGACTTGCAACAAGTTTTTTGTCTATTGCCTCTTTAACCCCTTTATCGTTTAAGGCGTTAATGCTCCCTGTGGCATCTTCTAAAGTTCTGCCAAAACTAGTAGGTGTAACTTCAAGTTCCCCTTGCACTACTGTATCGTCTATATCTCCGCCTTTAGGATTCTGTTTACGGTAGTAAGCCCTAGCCTCATCTGAGCTTGGCTCACGGGCGGCTATGTCAGACATAATCTGGCGTTGACGGTCAGTAACACCTCTAAAGGTTGTATTTATATCAATTGCGGAAACACGGCGAATATTTTTTTTCTTCTTGCCAATGTTTATCCACCCAAACGGTGCTTGCAGAAGCTGGTCAGCTATTTCTTGACGCTCAGCGAGAGTCAGGTCTGCTCCCCCGCCTAGTGGCTTAGTGTGCATAACCCACCCAGTGCCATCTTCTACTGGTTTGCCAGTCTGCCTAGATTGCTTGATACCTACTTTATGTTTTCGGTGAATAGAAACAAGGGCAAGAGGGACAGACTTGCCTTCGTCTGCTAAACCAGCCCTGCTAAACTCGTAGGTTTTCTGCTCGCCACCCTTAAAGTTTCCGCCTACTGGCTTAACAGGACGTAAGCGTGTGCCTGTGTAGGCATCAATATCGTAGACAGCCCTGTGTGCAACTCCGCCCGTACGACCTGCGCCTACTACTTCATACGGTGCGCCATCCATGACCTTATTGCCTGTTGGCTGTGCTGAACGAGCATACTTTTTAGTTTTTGGGCTTACAAAAACTCTGTTGCTATTAATGGTTTCGTTAGAGCCAACTAAAGCCACTACCCTGTGAGGGACTCCGCCCTGAACAGAACCACCGATTTCCGTAATAGCTTCGATGTTATGTTCTGCGTAACGAACGTTTAGTTCTTTTAGCGCAAACGCTCGAAGTTTTCTCGCATCTGATGTAATCGAATCTAGTCCCGCCATTGATAGGCTGGTATATGTCTCTTGAATATCTCGAATGAACTCTCTGTTCCTGATCGAGTGAAGATGCTGAGTTGCAAACTCTACGGCATCTTTTATAAGCGCTGTGTTTACGGGCTTATGCCCCAAGAGCGACGAGCCTTTTGCCATCTGCCACAAATACGGTGTAGCAACAGTTTTGTGTGTGTCGCGAATGAGCCTCTCAAGTGTAAGTGGAATATCCTGCGGCATATTTCGCCAGTCATCCCAGCCTATGCTCTTGCTTGATGCAGATATAGCCCTAGCTTGTTGCACTACCTCATCTTGTGCCTGTAGATTTTTAAAAGCTTGGACTTGTTCTTTTGAAGGTGTTATACCCCGCCCTGCAAGGCTAGCCATCTCAATCTCTACCTGCTTAAATGCGGCAGTTGCTGCAGCTTCTGAAAATATCTCGTCTAACAGGTCACTTTCGTATTTACCCCCACTGTAAAATAGATCAATTATGCTGCTAAACGATTCATCGTTTACAGGAAGATCAATATAAGCACCGGAAGCATCTTTTGAAGCTATAAAAAGCTCGTCCCCTGACGAAACGAATACTCTTAAAAGATAATCGACTTGTTCGGAGAATATAGAAAAGCTGTCTGTGAGGGCACGGTCGCCAAACAGTTTTGAAATATCAGCAACAGCAAGATCAAGTTTTTCTATATTCGCTGCTAGCTCCCGCCCAGACTGCTTCAGTCTTATTGCAGATGGTGACTGGACTCTTAATGGCTGAGATGCTAGAAGAGACTTTTTGGCGTATCGAGAAGCACTAGCCAATGCTGCCTGCCTGTAAGCAGTATGTTTGGGATTGCTGTATACACCCTCAATAAAATTTGCGCCAATACGGTCGGTTAAACCTACTGACTCCATAGATATAACTTTATCTTTGGATACAAGGGGGTAAAACGCCTGAATCCTAGCTCCCACAGGGCTTGCCGAAGGCGAAGTCAGAAAGCGATCAATAGCATACGACATTGCAGCTTGATCCCAGTCAGTCATGTATAAACCCGGAGCCATAATATTGCTAAAAAGGTTTGTCTGCATGTGGTCAAAGTTTTTATCAAAATCAAGTGCTGCACCATGAAAGAAAACAACAGGTTGCCCCGCTTCGTTTACAAAAGCGGCATCCTCTAACCTTTTCTTTATGTTCGGCACATTTGGGTTTTTGGCAATAATTGTTTCTATATCTTCTAAATTACTTCTAACGGCTGGGCTAATGTCCATGACCGTAACCAGCTTGTTCGGAGAAGATGTAGCAACTTCAGTTAAAGTTGCCCGCATTGCCTCAACATCAGCGAAGGAATATTCATCGAAGTCAATCTTATTGTTAATAGTCGCTAAAACGGACTCCATTTCATTGTGGTAAATTATCGACTTTCCAAAAGGTGTGTAGTGCCCGGTAGAAACACTAAGAAGTAATCCGGTGCGTTCTGGGTCAAGGTCAAAAAGAACCCTTGCCCCGTAGTTCTGAACAGCAACGCCCTTACCTCCATATAAGTGGGCAGCCATAAGCATTACATTATGGGATTTAGGATCAACCGTTTGTCTTGCATGGGTAACTGCAAGCTGCCTAGCTTGAGATACAGGCAGCCTCTTAACGGGAGCCTTGCCAGATAAGGATGACTCAGTAATCTGTTCAAGAATCTGTGCAAAGTTATTTACTACTGCTTGCTCGCCCTGCGTTTGTGCGAGCGCAATTCCCTGAGGGTCCACAGCCCCCTTTAAAATCTTCCATGACTCAGACAATGATCTGGCTGCTGAGTTCCAGATAGTTGCAGAATCTAAACCCTCAAATACAGCCCTTTTTGCAACACTGGCTGCTGGGCGACTTCCAGTAGCAACTTCAAGCGTGTACTTCGCGAACAGGTCTGCCCCAGCTTCATGAAGCAAGGATGTTAAATCACCGACAAGCACCTCTTGATTTTTTCCACCTTCAGTAAGAGATCGCATCAATCGGGCTGGGGACTTGCCTTCAAGCAACGCCCCTATTTCTTCTACAGACAGAGATTTCAGCAGGTCAATCTCTTTTTGGCTAAAGCGGGTATCAGTAAGAGAGCCCCTTACAAGCACTTGGTCTTTAAGTGCTTTAGACAGGTCGATTAGGTTTCCATTATCAGATAGCCCCAACTGGCGACTATAGGCAAAGACATCTTCTAGAATAATATGAGCTAACTCATGTTGAAGAGTTATAAAAGAATCGGCTTGGTTAATTGCAAGTTCAGGGGTTTTTTTAACAAACTCAACAAGGCTGGCAACTTTACGGAACGTTTTCATCCAGTCTAGGCTAGTAGCTAATGCGCCGTGGCTAGTTACGGCAACAACATCGTCGGCGAGACTTGGTACAGAGCGTATCTGGGGGGACACCCCTTTAATATAATCATCTACTGGAACACTATGAAAATCTGCGAGAGCTTTTAAAATAGGTCCGCTGACTTTCTTACTTTGCTCAACAGACTCTTTGGACATGCCTATGGCATCTCCTGCTGCGTTATACCAGTCATCAACCGTATTGATCTTATAAGTGGTAGTTGCATTACCTCTAGTAAGAACTACTTCCGCAAGCTTGCCATCTGAGCCAGTTACAAGATTAACTGCGCTTGCTTCTTTAAGCTCCCCTCCAACCGAAGCCCTTGCGTGAGCTAAAGGAGTTTGCCCTGTTTCTAACAGCTCTGACTGGGTAAGCTCTTTAGACGGAGGAGCTTGGTCTGCGGCAGTTGCTGCTCTGTTTAGCTGGGCTGGCTTTCTAATATTTTTCTGCCCAAACTTTTTATTTATTAATCTTTTAGTTCCACGAACAACACGGAACGGCAGGGTTATATCCTCTGCCATCCACCTTGCACTTCTTCCAACGCTGCCTATACCAAGACCAAACCCAAGCCACTCTCCCGCAACAGCGGCTTTTCCTTCAATATTTTCGCCAGCACCGGGGGTTAGAAGACCAGCTTTTGTGGCAGCTCTTACGGGCGCAGCAAAGGCGGCTTGAGATGCAACAATAGGGAGGAAGTCTTCACTTAGGGGGTTTATTGACCTTCCTGTAAATTTTCTAGCCCTTGCCCCCCCAGTTTCTTTTTCTAACTCACGTTTTTGGTAGCCTTTAATTGCAACTGTCTGACCACCTACAGAGATTGGCTCAAGCATTTTGTAGGCTTGGTCTCTGTAAGTATTAACTTTTAGGTTCCAGTTAGTAGAGCCATCTGGGTTTAATGGAATAGGGGCACTAGAAATACCGTTACTAGTAAGTAGCTGCTGGAAATAAACAGATTCTATTTGGTCCTTGCTGGCGCGCTCACGCTCAGGACGGTCAACATCACTCGCCACCCACTTAGCAACAAACTTTTGTTGATCGGGAATAATAAAATTACCCGGCGTGTCGTTATCAGGGTTGAAGGGCTTTCCTTCTAGATTAGTAAAAGTAGCCCCTTCTATAACTTTTCTTTGGTTGCTTTGGTTAATACGCGCGTCGTAGCGTTCTCGGAATTCCTCCTGAGCTGCGTTCTTTAGCTCACGAACGACTCTAACCCTGTTATAAGGGTCGATATCCAATGAATCACGGTTTATTTGGGCTAGCTGCTCTTGATATTGTCTGCCTTCCTCAGATTCTTGAAATGATGGCTGGTTGAGGTCTGGCTGGTAGACATCTTCCTTCTGCCGAAACTTATTTGAATAGGCTAAGTTCTGAGATGTAAACGTAGATCGTTTATCTTCCCTGCTGGCAATAAAATCTTTAAAAGAAGTAACCATTAGTAATACAGGAACCTAGTGCGGGGGCTAAATTGTGAACCTTGGTTGTACTGTCTACCTAGCTGGGCAAAGCGTTGGGTAAACGGAAAGTCCTTTAAGTAATCAGTAAACGTTGCGGTAGGGGCTCCACCACCTAGCACTTGCTCGCCAAGCTTCCCGTAGAAACCCTGCAAAGCTTCATCATAAATACTGGAAGCCTGTCTCCTGCGAGATGCTGTATCAAGCAAGCCTTCTTGCCCAAGTGTCCCAAAGAAAGCCGCTCTGGGCTCTTCTTCAAGAAAGCCAGCAAAAGTTGGATTAATTGCCATAGCCGCCCCCCTAGTAAAGTCCGTATTGCTGACCAACAAATTGGGCAAAGTTTGGCGGGGTAAAATCTGAGCCAACGCCTATGGCTGTTCCTTCTAGCGGGGTTGACTGCCTTAGATAGTCAGCCCAGAGCTTCCCTTCTGTTGGAAGATAATTTTGCAATGCTCTCAGGGCAATCGGAGAGTACCTGCCTTGTAATGCCTGACTAGCAAGGTTTGTTATAAATTTTGCATCATCCGAAGTAGATGGAGCTAAAAACTGAGCATTAAAAGAACCCGGTTTCGCTCCTACCCCTCCCACTTTCCTCTGGGACAGGGCTTGAAGTTGCTGCCCTATTCTTTGCCGTGCTTGCCTTCCACCAGCGGGAAGTGCGCCGCTCACATAGTCTCCAAAGGTAGGGGAATATTCTGTAATTACTTCCTGATCAAGGGCTCTTTGAGCATCCGGGTCCGCTATTCCTTCGTAGTCTTTTTGCTGCTTGCGACGTAAAGCATCCTGCAAACGCTGTCGTTGGTCCTCATCTAAGCCGCTCAGATCGCTACCAAAAGGAATGTCTCCTGCTAGCGGCAAAACCTGTTCTGCCTGATATGCATGATACAGTGGGAAATACTGGTCCTCCATGAATTTGCGACCAACACCCTGAAGACTACCAAGACCAGCTTTCTGAAGTTCTTCTAAAAATGCGGCAAAGCCGGACGGATCGCCCTCTTCTAACGCTTGGCGGCGAGATAGGTTGGTTTGGTAAAAGTCACCAGCTACACCCATGCCGGTAGCTTCTTCCTCACCACCTGTATATGGCATGTAGCCGGGACCGCCGGGACCAGTCCACGAATCCTTCGTTGCTGGGTCCCAGCCCGTACCGGAAAAATTCTGAGCGTTAGGGTCTGAATCGCCTGTGTCGGCAGGCGGTGGCGGCGTTGTTTGCGGTGGCGGTCCGGACGTTGTGCTGGGGTCCCAGCCCGTAGAAGTTGTAGCAGGGCTACCGGCTGCTGCGGAAATTTTGGGAATCTCGTCTGCTGCGCCGGGTCCCTTCATTGCGTCAGAAGCAGACTCTTCGTCTACATAAGCCCCAAGAACCATCTCGCCGGGAAAGAGTCTCGCCGCCTCACTGCGGGCAGCGTTTGAGTTTCTGGCTGGAATCTTTACCCAGCGCTTACCCCCAGTTGCTCGGTCCATCAGCCAGACTAGTTGTGTTTTCATGTTTACTACGCTCCGTTAAACGTCCGTGGTCCGGGTCCTCCGGGCGTACCCGGAGGTGCTTGAGCGGGGGCTCCTGCTCTGGTAAACCCCTGCATTTGTGAAGAAAGAATATCATTAGATATTCCCGGCGGGCTACCCTGCCCACCTGCCTCTGTTGGCGGAACGCCTCCACCCATAGCCATCGCCTGAACCTGAGTTTGCAACTGTTGGAATTGCATATCCATTGCTTGTTCTTCCTGATTTTCCTGCTTCAAGGTCTTCCGCAGAAGATCAATATAAATAAGAGCCTTCTCCTGCTCGCCCGTTTGCATTAGACCTTCAATCAGGGTAATTAACAGCGCTTTAGGTTCAGTTACATGCGCTTGTTGCGCGCTAATCGCGTTCTTGAATTGCTGAACATCTGTGACCTGCAAGACGTTTTCCAGAATCCAGTCATCTGGAGCGAGCGGTCGGTCGCCCTCGCGCATCATCTGCGCCATTGTAATTAACTGTGGATCATCTTGGGGCATACGGACACCGAACTTAATTTCGATTGCCCCTGCGTTCTCTAGGTCGGCTGGCTTAATTTCTTCATTAAAGTAATTCGAGATATCGTTATATCGCCCTGTTACATCTATTGCCTTAAATCCGCCAAGTGCATACTGCATTGTAATTAGTTCAGTAATCTGTTTATAACAAGAAGTCAGGGCTTTTACTCTTGGTTCAATCTGGTGGGCAGAGCCTTCTTGCAAAACCTTAGCCGCAAACCCTGATATAGCAAAAGGAAGCTCACCGTAACTTACGTTGGATAATCCACCACGTTGCAGCTCACCAGAAACAATTCCAACAAATGCAGGAGCGTCTACTGGCATTGTCACTTCGTCAAGCAACTGGATTTCTGTCCCTGCTGGGAGGGGAACTTCAGAGCCATCTTGCCACGGGTCGGAATCTAAAGTCGTAGTTCCGTCAGGAGAAATAACTTTGTATGGTCGCCTTACAGCGCGCCGAACAAGTGTCTTATACGCACTCATGGCGAAGTTTAAATCGTCATAAAGCTGGCGATTTGAGGCAAATATAGACTCACCAAAGTCTTTAGCCGTGTCATCACTGGCAGATGCAGATTGAACCCAAGGGGCTGGACCTACTGCTCCTAGAAATACAGGGGCAAAAGAAGTCCCGTTAACATCTTTGATGTTATGTTTAGTAAGTTTTTTGCCCCACTCGTACTGATCTCTTTCCTTGGCAACAATAATTCCGTGTTCTTCACGGTCGTAATAATCCCAAACATCAACGCCGCCCAGTCCACCATCTTTTTCCAGTTCTGGCTCAACGTCAATTTTATATTTAGACTTAACGCTAGCGGCAGACCTTTTTGTTTTCTGTGCCAGCCAGACAACTCCATCATCGTCCATTTCATAAATACAGTGCAGTGGGTCAAATGGAGTAATATCTACAAAAGTACTTCCGTCTTTCCGCTTGTTTAAAAGCGCACGACCTGCATACCAGCCACGAAGTACAGAGTGGAAAGCGATCTGTTCCCGAACTGTTGGTTGACCCAATCGCTGCATCCGCTCATCAGCTTGGTTGAGCGAGCCAATTGCTAGTTTTTCTTTTTTAGTTCCGGGCTCTCTATCAGCAACAGTAGCGCTCATGTTTACCCGAATCGACATACTGGCGTTAGTCAGGTAAGAAATAATTTTATCGGCTAGGATTCGGGGGGCGTTAGAGGTGTAACTCTGATACCCTGCGCCAGCAGCATAGGCGTTCATTCGGTAAAGCCCGTAATCGCTTTCCATTCTGGCGCGCCTAGTGATAAATCCGGGGGACTCCCAAACGCTTTCTAGTGTTTTTACTAGATCGTCTATCTTAGCCACGTTACCACCTATTCACAGAAATCAAATTAGTTTGCCCTGAAGTTCTAGCGAAGCCAAAGTTTGATACAAGACCGTAGGTTATCGCTTTTACCCCGTGATTGAAAGCGTCCCTTGGTGTCTTACCTACAACATTGCCTTCTCTGTCCGTCCTCCAAGTATAAACATGAATCTGGTCATCAAAAGGGTTAGCGCAGCCACCTAATTCAGAAATAACGCCCTTGCAGTTGTTGTTAAAGACAACGCTTGGCTGGCGCGAAACAGGGTTTTCTTTTAGATAAGTATTAAATCTTTCGATGCCATCCATGATTCCGACCCTTTCGGAGTGCATGTATAGCCCCGCCTGAGTAAGCCATGTGTCAACGGGTCTGGATTCACCAAAATTATGCGCTGCTACATCAATTACGCCGTGGGAAACGTCTTGCCACCAAGGTTTTGTCTGGCAAATATCAATAATTTCTTCAGTGATCTTAAGGCGTTCGTAAACTTCGTCTATCACTCGCACCTGTCCGTCAATTATCTGTACTGCTTCAACGGCATAAGCTGACTTTGTGACCTGAGAATAACCGGGGTCAATCCAAAGATGTACCGGCTCTTTAGGAACATAGACAACTTCGTCTGAAACATGCCTAGCAATATCAAATGTATCGTGGACAAGCCCCTTCGGTGGTGCAGGTCTACCTGCAATTCGTTCATTAAACCAGTTCTCAGAGTGAAGCCGCTCAAGCGATTTAATTTCAGCATCTTCTCTACCGTCCGGATAGACAACTTTGTTGGTCCATGATGGCAAAGAAAAAGAAATTGCATCATCGGCTGCATGGAAGAACTTCCAAGTCTCCCACTGGGATGGATACCAACCCAAAGACATTTCAAATGTGCCTTCTAAGAACAGATACCCACGTTTCTCTGCGATACGACCACGAAGTCTTAGAAAACTGTCGTAATCAATCTGCGATGCCTCGCAAGTAACGATCATTCGTGGGGCTTCCATAGCCAAGCTTCGATAATCGTTGGCAGACTTTGTTTTTATCTTAAATAAGCCGGGGTTTTCTGCTGTACCGCAGATTACTTCCATCTCGCCGGGGTCAATTCGCTTGGTTTGCTTAAACAAAAAGCCAAGCTTGCCAAGAATCTCCGACAGATAGTTCCACTCTGCACGGTTGCGCTCGTAGTCAGCAGCCACCAGCCAGACAATATCTCCGTCAACAAACTCATCCAGCCGGTTGATGACCGAGATAGCACCCATGAAGCTCTTACCCGCACGTTCCCCGCCCGCAACAAGCTTTATTCGGGCTGGATGATCAAGAATTTCATCTTGTTCTTCCCAAGTATCAACTCCAACTGTTGTGAGAAGAGCCTTCCTGTCTTTAGCTAAAAGCACACTGCCCCCTTAAAAACACAGACCCCGATGCAAGGAACCTTAAGCACCGAGGTCTGGCTTGCCAAAAAACTAAAGCCGTGCATTACACCTTGCGTGTGGCTTGATTGTAACCCTAACGAGGAAGTTTAGTGAGGACACCCCGGATGTAGACAACCTTGGCTAACCTCAAAATAACACAGTTCTAACAGGTGTTACACCCCGAAAGGAAGGAAGGGAAGGGGGGACTATAGGGGGGTAGGGTTAGTAGGTTAACTAACAACCCCTTTTAAGGGGGTTGTTAGTAAGAGACAACAAGGGACGAAATAAAGCGTCAGGGGGGTGTCTCTCACCCTACATCCACCTTCTTTTACAGCATACCCCCCCTATCCTCTTACTACACACCTACACCAACTACCACCTTCTATCCCCATATACACACCCCACACCCACACACACACACACCCACACACACCATCCATCACACACCACTCAATACTACCCAATCCTTAGTAAATTTCCATCCGGACGCTCCCACTCTCACCCCTCCCAGCAAGCTGGGAGACCCCTTGCCGGACCAATTAACAGGCTTGTTAATTGTTATAACAACACCTTGTGTTGTTAAAGTAAACCCCTTGGGGGGTTTAGCTACGTACTCTGGTCTTGGAGACCAGCTTCGGAGCAAGTTCAGCGAAACCAACTAGCAACTAGCCGTTCTAAGGGGGCAGAATTCACCGGATTTTTGGGTCTCTTAGTGCCTATTATGCGCGGGAAAGAGGGGCAGAAATTGCTTATTTTTGCCGTTTTGATCGGCAGTATCATCATGCGCTCACAGGCGGATTGCTAGCAATCTTCACACTGCGCCGAATGCGCCCCGGACTTTCGTCCCGTGATCCTTCCGAGGCTTTTTGATTTGTTCCGAACGCCACTTTAATGTTCTACATTATAACTTTTCTACGAAAAGTTTATGAAAAAGGACAGCCAGTGGATTTCCGCTGACTGAACCCAAGTGAAACTAGGAGTTTCAGAATGGCAGCATTGCTCTCTGCAAAGCAGGAATTGGTTCTTCGACCGGGAACCGACATCGACAAGTACAAGAAGCTTGTACTCAACAAGAAAACTGGTCGAACCGACCACAAACTAGTTCGTTCCATCTTGATGGAAATAGCTACGGTCTACGGAGTGGCTAGTGACTTCGGCAAATACGACAAAGGTCGTATGATTCGTCGCCGACTTCTCGAAGTCGTTGACTCCACCACCGATGAATCGGTGAAACAAGTCCAAAAGTCTGTAAAACAGACTAGTGGCAAGGTTGACCTTGGAATGGTCACCGAAGAAGCCTTCGGCAAACTAGTCTCCAAGGTCGATGACCTTGCTACTGCCATGGCTCTTCTAGCCAAGGTCGTTGCCGACAAGTCGTAAGACTTACCAACTAGTTACTAGCTGCTTCGGTGGCTAGTAGCTAGCTAGTTCTTGGATATTGGTAGTCCAAGCTGACGAGTTACCTCGAAACTAGCAACTTGTTCATGAAAAGTCCGAATACTAGGAGTTAATACCTATGCCGTCATCATTCAAATTTACATCTTGCCCTAGCTGCAACGGTGAAGTCACCGTTCTCCACAAGGGACGAAGAGCTGGCAAATTGCTCTGCAAATCTTGCCGATGGATTGGAACGCTAGCTGAATCAATGAGCTAGAGCTAGCTGACCTGAGTAAGTCAGTAAACTGCTCAAGTTTCTAAACTAGTAACTAGGAGGGACGTAGTGATGTGAAACAACTAGGCTCTAGCATATGGTCAAAAATATATGCTCTTGGTCTTGGGGTGAGTACCCCAACTGATGAGACCTAAAGGTCGAAACCAGCTAGTAACTAGGAGTTACAAAAGGATTTAATTGGTAATGGAAATTCACATCATCACGAAGAACGTTTACGGCAACGACTTGTTCTACGTCAAAGACCCGAACCAAGCTTCGGTGCTACGGCGGTTAACTGGTCGTAAAACAGTAAGTCGGTTAGACATCGACATGCTAGTCAGACTAGATGTAAAGGTTACAGTCAGCGAAGAAGCCCAAGAAGCACTAGGTTGGAACGTCGAAGAGACTTGGGCTAAAGGTGAAAGCCTAAAGGCTAACCGTCTTAGGGACAGCAAGAGGTTAAACGGTCCGAAGGACAGGTTTAGTGACTTTATGATTGAGGAAGAATGGTGGTCAGGAGACCCTGCTGTGCTTGACCTAGACGAGAGACATAGTGATGCTGCACTTGGTGACCTGCAAGCAGACTGGAACAACTAATCTAGATAGTTAACAGCGTAGTTAGATATTATACCATATCAATAGATATGGTGTAATAATATAGTGGCAAATTCAGCAACCGACCCGACGGTTTTCGGGACAGTACTAAGGAGTTCAGCAATGGACATCATCACCGGAAAAATTACGAAGGCTCAAGCTGTCGGGACTCATCTCGAACCGGCTTTCGAAGGGACTTTGACTGGGCGTCAAGTTCGAAATATCCGCAAGTATCTTCGGCAATACACTTGGCTCCGAACTTGGTGGGGCTTCGACGCTAAAGCTAAACGCTTTAGCTACCGAAATATCTTGGCAATCGCTCAGTTCGGAGACCCTGACAGCAAAGTGTTTAACCGAAAGATTGTAACCCGTGAAATCTTCGCCAACGAAGTACTAGAAGTCGAGGAGGCTTAAATATGATCGACGAGAAATTATGCCATTGGTGCGGAGTAAACGAAGCAACTAGTGGTCTGAAAGATGGTGAACGGTACTGTTCAACTTGTGACCCTTATGCTTGGGCTGCTTTTGTTCACCCTGAAACTTACGAAGAGAACAAGCGAATTGCTCTGATGAGAGTGGAACGCCAACTAGCTAAAGCTGAAGTTGGACTAGTAGCTAGTGAGCAGAAGGCTTCACCAACTACTAAATGGGTTACCCATAAAGAGCTAGTTGCTGCTCGGATTGCGTTTGCAGCTATGTTCGTAGCTGTCGTAGTGGCAGTAGCTGGAATTTTTATAGTGGGAGGTAATTGTTAATGGTGACTGTAATGCCGGATGATTCCGTTATTGAAAACCCTGACCGTAAACGAATGGCATTAACTGTTCTTCGTCATCGGTTAAAGCTAGAGATACTGCACCCTGAATGGAGGGGAGGGGACTCAAGGGCTACGATACTTAGTGCTAAGGACTGGCTAGGTATTCCACGAAGCAAGCGAATGAATCGAGCAGCTTTGCTCGAACTAGTTACTAAGGAGTTAGAAAATTAAGGAAGAACAAGCGTTAAAGAGTTTATAACAAGTGTTAAGGAGTTACGAAATGGTTGTGCGTAACAAGCAACAGTCGAAAGAGTACACCGTTGAGGTGGCTATCAAGCACCTAATTAAGTTCTTGGACCTATACAAGGAGAACCACTGGAAGCAATTCGACTCTCCGATAGCGGAGGATTATTTTCTAGGTGAATACTTTAAGCAAATGCTAGAAGCTAGTTTGCAGTTACTAAACGGTGACATTGGCAGGCTAGATGGCGGAGATTTAGACAAGCGAATAAGAGACATAGCTTGGGAAGGTGGCTATCAAACCCCAGAGTTTGATACCTACCTTGTTCCAGCACTACTAGAAGGACGTTAAATAGATTGCTTAAATGTAAATTCTGCAATGGCTTCGTCGCTAAGATGGACGATGAACTTAAGTGCATAAATTGTGGTCGAACAGTTAACTCTAGTTCACCACACTTGCCCTTGTTCACCGTGACATATAGCCAGCACGGTGAAAAGAAGGGAACGGTATACCGACACTACGACCTAGAAAAAATGTCTGACGTTAAAGCCTTAGAGCGTTGCCTAGATTTTTGCATCGGCTCTGGCTTAACAGGCTCGACTTTAACCGCTAGGTACATTGGTGCTAGAGGTCAGGGGACTTCTATAGACAGGGGCAAATGCCGAATATGTGGCATAAAGGACTTCGTTACTAAAGATGGGAAGATGGTGTCCCATAAACCAAACGAAAAACTCGCTTGCAAGATCCGTGGCGTACTCGAAAGAGCTAAGGGGGTGGTTGTTGAAAACTAACTAGTGTATAATATATTATATCATATCATCGGATGATATGATGTAATAATATATGATTGCCAAATTGGTGATCGAATCGTAATTAGTAATTTGGAGTTACAAATGGAATCCGTTTTTCTATCTTCGTATGGCGAAGATATTGTGTCGAACCTTAGCAAGCATGACCCTGACCCCGTTCTGCTTATCGGAGATACAGGTTGGGGCAAGACAACATTGCTTAAGCACTACGCTGTAACCAACAACCGAGAGTTTACTGGTGTGAACTTCTTCCCGAAGCAAAGCGTAGACCAGCTAGTTGGTATGTGGCGACCAGTCAATTCCAACAAAGGTGTTTCAATTGAATGGCAAGATGGATTGCTGACTGATGCAATTCGGAATGGCAAGATTTTCTTGGGCGAAGAATTAACTAGAGCCCCAAGAGACTTAGCTGGTCGTATGTTAGGTATTCTGGACAGTGCTGACCGTTACTGGTCACTGCCCGAAGCTGGTATACCGAACGTTCCAGTTGCAGATGGCTTCTGGTTCTTAGCCAGTGCTAACCCTACATCTGGCAACTATGCCACGGTGTCGTTAGACCCTGCATTAACTCGACGGTTTAGTTACATCTGCCAAATCTCAGAGCCTATTGCAGACGAGTTAAAGCTCATTACTGCACTAGCTAGTTCTAAGATTCGAGATGCTGACGATTTTGCCAGCCGGATGATCGCTTGGGCTACTGACTTGCGTAAAGGTACTGGTACAAAGATTAATACTGGTGACTTGCGACGAGTTGCTGCTGCAATTGTGGAAAAGCGAATTGCTATGCCAGATGCAGTCGAGCAAACACTGGGGTTTAAATACCAAGACATTCCAGCAACGCTGGTTAGCCTTGGGGCTCACTTTGAAACCTTTGACCTGCGCTTTGGCAAGGGAGACAAGCCAGTAGCCAAGGTAGCTGAGGTAGCTGAGGTGACTGAGCCAGTGGTAGAGGAAGTAGTAGAGGAGTCACCTGCAAGGACTGTCAAAGATGACTTGCTTAAGCAGATAGCAGCAATGCTAGGCGAGTAATTAACAACATAGGGGGAGCGCATCTTTCACGCTCAAAAGTACTAGGAGTTATGTATGAAAATCAGGTTTCCTAAACCGAAAGTTGCAGAGTACAACAGTCTTTTTAAGATTGTTGCAAACAACGAAGAACTAAGTGTAAAACGCAGTAATAAAAATGTGGGACATGGAGTTGAGAGTCCTGTCCGCCAGTGGCAGGACGCTGAAGTTGTTCAGCTTAGAGCTGGAGCTAGCAGAGAAGAGAACTTGCTGGTAAGTGGTCGGCTTGCTCACCCTGCCCCAGCAATAAGCTCCCAAGCAGTTTACAGGGCGATACAACAGGCAGGTTTACAGATGTCTGTAGATGAAGGCTTTCTGCAAAGGCTGCTAGGTGCTGCCGAGTATGCTAGAGGGGCAAAGGTTTCAGACGAGCACTATTCAAACCCTAAGATTAGCCACTCTGCCACTAGTATAATTGCAGACGCTCCTGAATCTATGGTGCTGACGATAAAAGAAAAGGTTGCGGAGAACGTAGCCCTAAGGCTGCTTAGGGCTCCAGTGAAATGGCTGCTGCAAGAAGACCTACAGCCTACTAGTGACATCACCCCGATTACTGCAGAAGAAACACTTGATGAAAACATTAAGGGCTTCTACGAAAGGTTTCTTCTGCAAGCTATCCCGCTAGTACTACAGGGGCAGGACAGGGAAGTTTCTAAACGACCGACAGGAGGATGTGAGGGCGGCGGGTCAACTCCTCCGACTGACAAAGCTCCTGACAAGGCTCCTGCTAAGGCTCCCGATGAAGGCAAGGGGGAACCCCAAGAAAAGCCCGAAGCTGAAGCTAAAGAAAGCCCTGAAGCTAAAGGGGAAGCTAAAGCTGACCGTAAGGCGGATGAGGCTAAAGCCAAGCTTGAAGAATTAATCAGTGAAGCAGCCGACGCTCTCAGTACTGGTGTTGAAGCAAACGCTAAGGCAAAATTCGAAAAACGGCAACAGCAAACAAATGCCGGTGAAAGCTTAGTGCCAGATGAGCAGACTTTTCACTGTAGCCCTGAAGACCTTGATCAAATTGGTGTCCCTGAAACCTTTAACCCTGAACAGATGACAGGTCGCTTGACTGAGTGGGTCGAGCCTAAGTTTAAGCTAAGCTCTATATCCCCTATCGAAGATGATGGACAAAGCATAAAGTCGTTTACAGGACTGCCAACTAACGAGATATGGAAGCTATCCACACTGGGCAACGTCAATGTTTTTGACAGCACCAGTTCAAGCGGCAGTGCAGCTAGCCTCCTTGTCTTAGCCGACCTGTCGGGCTCCACTTGCGACAAGGGAATTTCTACGCCATTTGGCGTAGGAAATACTCAGGACGTTATCTGGGCTCTGTCTGGAAAGATGCTTGAGCTTTCAGTTAACTCTAGGTCCTATGGGTTTTACCAGACTAATCGCTGGAATTCGTGGAGACAGGGAGACACGGGGGCTACCATGGGAATTGTCGAAGGGCAAAAAGCAGGGCTTGTCCCTTCCGAAAACCTTGGCGGTGGCGGAACACCTACTGCTGAAGTACTAGCTTGGGCTGCTGATAAAAGCGAGTCCTCAGATGAAGTCATAGTCTTAATTACCGATGGGCTCCCTGACCACAAGGCTCCAGCTATGGTAAGACGAGTGACAGATAACGGTTCAAGGGTTGCTGTTGTGGTTGTACCGAACTCCTACAGGTACGGATCGGATATAGACCACTGCCTAAAAGTGGCAAGAAGCTTCGGTGGAGAAATGTCCGCTGTTTGCGATGTAAGAAACCCTAAAAGTATCGAAGCCCTCAATGAGTTTATGGCTAACTTAATAGTTTAAGGAGAACTGTTCATGGCTAACTTTTATAACGACAACTACGAGTATAAAAACTTTATCTGGAAAGATTTAGCACTTCAAATAATAAACAGCGGCGGGGACAACAGACCAGTAGATGAGCTAGCAGCCGTACTGGAAAGCGATTTTGAATCTCGCCACTCAGAGGAGGCTTTTCTGGCTGCTGAGAAGTGGCTTAATGGTCTTGACAACCAAGTTGCTAAGGTGTCTGTGGAGATTCCCGACGATAGTAAAGCCACCTTAGTTCTTAGCATCTTAGGGGGAAACCTTATGACAGTGCTTTGCACAGAATTAGACATAGAAGGTGAAAGGCTCACGATAGAACAGCAAAAGAACGCTGTTCTTAGTATCCGTGAATACACCAAGATTCTTATATGGCTAGGGTCAAACCTTGATCAACTCGAAAAGGAAGTGCCAAATGTTAAGTAAGGAACAGGGACTAGCTGCTGAGTTATACGAGATAAAGCAAGCTAAGAAAAAATTAAACCAAGACGATGCTGAACGCACTGAAGAGTTGATTGCTCTAATGGGCAAGCAAGAAGCAAGGATGATTTTATTTCCAGACAACGATGGAGTAATGCGTGAGTTAAGGCTCACGATGTCTGGGGCATTAGACGCTACTGAAATAGCAAAGGTGTACGACCTGTTGCCAGAGAACCAAGTTGATTCTGTTAAAAGAAAACTTGTTTACACAGAGGTTAAGGAAACCAGAAAGGTGGATGCAGTACGAGCCAAGCAACTAGAAAAGCTTGGAGGTGAAGTGGGTAAGATTATCCGTTACGCCAGAGAAATAAGTCAGAGCCCGAAACTAAGCATTAAGGAGATTAAATAATGCCTGAAGTAGAACAGTTCCCATACGTAATAACCGAAACGGAAGAGAAGCGAATTGCTGACACACCGAAGCAGCAAGGCAACGACAATAAAGCCTTGCACTCAGTTATGTTTCAGCAAGTTGAGGTAACTATCGAACGAACATGGACCGGGGGAAACTCAGTAGGTTTTTCGTTTGAAGAAGATGTCCCAATGGACAACGGTTACAAGCTTATTTGGAACATGAAATCCGAATGGGATAGCCAAGCAAATAAGTTCCTTCCCTACAATGCAGGGTCAGGAAGAGAAGGCACGGCTAGTGATGCCTTGACTTGGGCTGAAGGCGACAAGGTTAAAGTAGCTTTGTCTAGGCGAGACTACTGGCACAAAGCCAAGCAAGAGTCTACTCCTAAAGGGGTTATAGCTTTTGGTCGGAAGGTTGAAGCAAGCGATGCTCAGCCTAGTGGCGATGCACCTGCAAAAGTAGCTGCTCGTCCCTCAGCATCGTCTACTAAAACTGGCATCCTAAAAGGCATGGGGTTCAACAATATTTCGACAGTACTAGGTGCTGCGATAATAAATGACATCGACCTTGCCGAAGAGTTTCTGCCTATGTGGAGAGAAGCTGTCGAACATGCTGTAAGAGGCGAAGAAGTCTTTCAGACAGATGACCTTGAGGCACTAAAGTGGCTTTCCCGAAATGATGAGGTTGTTCCTAAAGAGCAAGGAACTTTAGAGGACATGCTTAACGCAGCAGTTCCTACGGATATAGAAGTTCCGGTAACTGGTGATGCTGTCGAAGGGTCGCTGCAAGAGGTGAGCGGGAAGATTATCAACGAAGAAGTAGTTGACCTAGCCGATGTACCTGTTGCACCGACTATCGAAAAAGACTACAGGGTAGAAAGCAAAGAACTCTTACTTGAAGAGTTCGGGCTAGACGGTTCTGATGAAGCTAGTCAATGGCTAGACGATAACGTCGGTTCAATGGAAAGCTTTGCGAATGAAAAAGCTTTCTGGTTTGCTGCGTACCTGAAACTAACAAACAAGAACTAGGAGTATTAAGTTGCAAGGCAATACAGACTTTCAAACAGATAAGGAATTCGCGATTAAATTTATTCAGTCGCCAAGAGGACAGTACATTATGGCTCAGGCTTTATACAAAGCCATTGAAGTTATGAAGGCTGCTCCTGAGCGAGAACGAGAATACAGCAACATAGCTGACATGGAGTTATGCCAGAAGGTATTCGACTTCCCTGTTGCAGCGTGTTTCTGGAACAACAGGGATGGGGCTAAGTGATCAACCAAGCTGTTACTTACCTAAAGAGGGGGATGAGTGTCATCCCCCTCAAGCCCCAAGATAAACGACCGTTGCTTTCAAGTTGGAAAGATTACCAACGAAAGCAAATGGGTATTGGGGACTTGAAAGGCTTCTGGAAAGAAACCCCAGAAGCAAACATAGGAATAATAACTGGTGCTATATCAGGCATAACAGTTGTTGACGTTGACGGTGACGATGGTGCTAATGCTTTGAAGGAAGCTAACATCCAACTGCCAGAAACGTACACAGTAAAGACACCGAAGGGGTGGCATTACTACTACAAATACAACAACTTGTTTAAGACTGGTGCAGGGTTTCTCCAGAATGTTGATGTCCGTAATGATGCCGGTTATGTGGTAGCACCACCGAGCAACGTTAACAACACCGACTATGTTGTTATCGTAGATAACAATGGGGAGTTCTCTGAGTTCGGTGTAGTTCCAGAGCCTTTTATTAGCAGAAGTGTTATGACGTATAGTGCTGCTGCACATACTGGTCAGATAGACCCTTGGATTACAGAGGCACTGGCTAACGGTGCACCTGAAGGACAAAGAGACCAAACGGCTACCCGGCTAGCTGGTTACTTCTGGTCAAGAGGTATTAGTGAAGACATCATTAAGTCTATGCTGGAACAGTTCGCTGCTAAATGCACCCCGCCCCTTCCTGACAAGGACATAGACAGGGTTATTAATTCTGTTAAACGGTACAAGCAAACAAAAGTTAGGGCGTTTACAGACGGGGTTATACCTAGACCGTTATGCAAGGTTGCTCCAACTGGTGACGTAGAGATTGTCTGGTCGGACAACGGAATTACTATTACGTTTAGCAATGTCCGTAAAACTTTTGAACGTTTGTCTTGCCAGTTAGTTGTAAGTAGTCACCAAGCAGGAGACTTACTAGGTCCTGTTGCCTTCGACTTAATGTCTATGAGTAGACGCAAGGAAGCTATAACTGCCTTGAACAATACTCAGCATGAGGATTGGGCAGCAATCTTAGACGTTGCTTGCCGTATTGCTAGGAGCGCGCAAGAAGATACGACTGAGTTCTTAGACATAAGTAAGTCTAAGTTCGACAAGAACTCTACTGACTGGTTAGTTGATGGCTTTCTACCGAAGGGTCAACCGACAGTCTTGTATGCCGATGGTGGTACTGGTAAATCAATGCTCGCAATAGCTACTGCTATGAGTATTAGTTCTTTAGTCCCTGTCATAGAGGGCATTAAGGAACCTAGTGATACCGGAGGTGTCTTGTACCTAGACTGGGAGACCGATGAAGCAGAAATCATGCAACGCATGAACTTTGTAGCTAAAGGCGTAACCCAGACAGGGCGTTCAGCCTACCCTTTGGTACGGGAAGACTTCCCGGTGACTTACGTGAGGTGTACGGCTCCGCTAATAGCCTTGCAGCCAAAGATAGCGAAGTGGACAGAGGTTAATGCTTGTAAGTTGGTTATCGTTGACTCGTTAATCCCTGCCCTAGACGGTGACGCTAACGACAGTGAGACAGCCCGAAAGTTTATGAATACTTTAAGGTCGTTTAACTGTTCTGCTTTAGTGCTTAGCCATACCAGTAAAGAAGGGAAGCTGTTCGGGTCTACTTTCTGGTGGAACCTAGCACGTAACGTCTGGGAGTTACGGAAAGAGCAAGACTTCGGGCAAGATTATTCCGACCTTGCGTTAATACATAAGAAGTCTAATAACTCTAGGCTGTCCAAGCCTATTGGTATAAGAATGAAATTCAACCATCAAACGGAAGCTGTTACCTTCCATAAGTTTAACGTGGTAGATAGCAACGGGTCGCTAGCAGCGTCACTTCCTGTTAAGGCAAGAATTATCCAACTGTTAAAAACAGAGGGTGCTTTAACTGTTAAAGAAATAGTTCAAGAACTTGGCTCTTCGGTTTCTGAAGCATCCGTAGGGATGGCTTTAAGCAGGGGTAAAAGATCGGACTTTGTTCTTACTACAGATGCAGCCGGTGTTAAACGGTGGGGGTTAATTCTAAAAACATAACAGAGTAATAACACCCCCCCTTAAGGGGGTGTTATACATCTACCTAGGAGGTATCGAGATGAAGATGATGACAGTGAAACAAGTTGCGAAAGAAGTAAACGTTGTCCCCGCTATCGTATATAAGTGGATATGCCGTGGCGAGATTGAGTACTACAACATTGCTAGCTACTCAGCAAGCCGAGCAAGCTTTAGAATTTCTGAATCCCAACTTAAAGATTTTCTAGAGACTAAAGAGGGGTTCCAGCTATGACACACAGGGCAACATGGAAAGCATCCGAACGCCGGATAGCAGAAATTCTTGGCGGCAAACGTGTTCCAGTTACAGGACGAGAGCGTGGCTCCGCTCCTGACGTAGAGCATGAGAAGTTTGCCATAGAACACAAATATGGCAGGGTTCTTTCGAGCAGGTTTCAAACAGCGATAGAGCAAGCACTAGCTGCTGCCGTAGGAACAGACAAGCTGCCACTAGTTACGTTTGAACATGCTCGTAAAGGCAATGTCGGCAACATCATTGGTGTCACCATGCTTATGGATGACTTCTTAAAACTAATTAAAAAGCTTGAGTAAGGTATAATATGTACTTGTTTAAGGGTGTCTAAGAAGTTCTCCTGCTTGTGATTAAAGCTGGTATGGCTTGCCACTCCTTTCGACTTCATGACACAAAGTTCTTACTTAAAAAGCCTTGGTCCATGAGGAGGGAAACTTTGGGCTTTCTTCAGGTCTCCCCTCTCTACTATCAGCGAAGGTGAAGATTACCTCCGCACATGGAACTTAAGGTTGGGCTGTTCAACCTCCTTAAAGAAGAAAAGCCCCTAGCTGTTAAAGGCTAGGGGCTTATTTTCACTAAAAGAAAAGGGCTAATCATGCGCCCCATATTTGAAACAACGCTTGATATGAGCATTGAGCGTGAAATCGCCCTTGCTTATGCAGCCCACTACCATCTAAGACCAGTCAAGCGACCAGCACTAGCTGTGTACGACTACGACATGCTCAGTGCTATAAGCGATAGGGCGATTACCCGAATAGAAATCAAAGGAAGGAAACCGGAATACAAAGGTTTTATTGAGAGCGGAGGCTACATGTTATCTGCTAAAAAGTTCGACGCACTCAAGAAATTACACGGTGACGTGCCAGTAGGACTGGTGGTCGTGTTTACGAATAGTCCAGATATGCACGTTTTCTATTTTTCGCCACATAAAGTTGAAGACCTGAAGCCTGTAATAGGGGGTAGAACTAGAAAGAAGAGGGACAGGCAAGACATAGAGCATGTCGTTTACATTCCATGGGACAGGTTTGTAACGATTTGAAAAGCAAATTTGAATAAACTTTAAAAGAAGGAAGTAAATTTGGACATTGTTGGGTATTCCAGTATCTGGCTGCTAGCCTTCATCGGTGCGGCACTGGTGTTTGTCCCGGTCGGGGCACTGGCTGGTGTCTGTGTCGCAGCCAGCCCCC